CGGAAAGATGGTCCTTGAAGCATTAATACTGTCAACAATGGGCACTCTTTCCAATATTCTAGTCTTAAATCCTAAAGTTCGCACTATTTCTTCTATGCTCTTGCCATTGGATGCTAAAGTTTTGTTCTGAGCATCGTGAGGCAACCAAAGCGTATCCAACATGTATCCAAAGGTTTGGACCTTGGCAAGAATGGCTGAGATAGTCTCTTGGCTTGTCTCAAAGTACCTGATCAACCTTGTTTCCATGCCTATAAACTGGACAAACCAAATAGCAGTAGCATCTGACCATCCAAGGTCAAATACGCAATGAACTGGCTTGATTGGATCGTAATTGACCCTTGTAATCCTCTCTTGTAGCTCTGCCATCTGTAGTTCCTTGGCAAAGATAGCTCCATCTACAGACTGCCTACAAACACCTTCCCAGACTGTTGCATAGGCTTCTGGGTCTCTAGCCCTCAAAGCATCCTTTTCAAGCCTCAATGTCTCTGGAAACCAAGGATTGTCAGACCAATTGATTTTGACTACTTGGGCATCTTGTGGAGGATGGAGGATAAACCTTTGATAGGTATTGTCAGACTCTAGCTCTGGGTTAAAACTCACCCAAATCTCTGACTTTTCCTTCCTAATCGTAGGAATTAGCACATCCCAGCTTCTAGCACTGACGCTTTGTCCCTCCTCACACCAACAAATGTCAACACCCTCATAGGACTTGACGTTTGCTACGTTGTTCTTGAGGCCTACAAAGTTGATTTCAGTCCCATTCTTGCCTCTAATAGTCCTGTCAGTGATTTCATAGAAGTCTATCAAGCCCATTGCCAGTATCTGGTCACTCAAGAGCTTATGGACTGAATCTTTGATGGATGTCTGAAACTCACGAGTACAAAGTATGCGTAAAGGCTTGACAGCTCCTTGGATCAGCAATGCCCTAGCAATGCCCCATGACTTTGCTCCACCTCGACCGCCCCAGAGCACCTTATACCTCGATGGCTTAAACAAGCACTCTAGTTTCTCAGGAAACTCAACCTTGTTGATTACCTCTTGGATGCTACTCATCTGCCTTGACAAATGTGACTTGGATAGATGGAATCAATGGTGTGCCATTCTCACCTGTAATCTCTTGCTTGACACTCTCACGATACTTCTTGGGGAAGCGTGCCGCCATACTCCTCGACCATATCGAGGCATTCAACTTTGCACCATCCTTGTGCTCCAACATGTATGCCTGAGCTTGATCTTCCCACCAATGTAACTCTTTAGCTTTAGCTTCTTCCAAGGCTTGCATAAATTCTGGGTAAGTATCACGCCATAAGTAAATAGTTCTAAGCGCAAACCCTAACATTCCTGCAATTTGCTCTGTACTTTTGCCCAGAGCACCCAACTCTACAACCTTATCGCAAAAGGCTGGGTCATAGTCAGTTGGTCTACCTGCTGTCATTGTGGTTCTTCAGTTGGTTGTGGAGGTTTAGGAGCTTGTGCTTGGGCTTCTGCAACCATTTTGTTCAACAGAGTCTGCATGTCCCTGATCTTATGCTCTAGGCTTGCAATGATCAAGTTAAGCTCTTGGGTTTCATGTGTAAATTTAAACATTTACTTTTTTTCCTTTTTCTTTTGTGCTTCACGTTTTTCTGAGTATGCAATCGCCACAGCCTGTTTTACAGGTTTGCCAGCTTTGACCTCAGTTGCTATGTTTTTCTTGAATGCTTCTGGTTTGGTTGATTTGATTAATGGCATTTAACAGTTCCAATTCTTTAATGATGCTTTGGCTCGTTCTGCTGGTCCTTTTGCATTCTTGACCACTCCTTCCATCCTTGCACAGAAACTTGCTTTTCTACCCTCATCCTTTTTAGTCTTTGGGTTTGGAGCTGGTGCTTTAAGATGTGATCCATTCTTGGCATTGTATTCAGCTCTGCCTTTAGCAGTCATGCCAGCACCAGATTCAGTAGAGTTGTAGGTCTTGCCTTTGCCTACAGTCTTGTGCTCTATGGGCTTATCATGCTTCTTCATTTTTTGGCAGTCTTAGCTGATTGTTTAAAAGCCTGAGCAGTAGGAGCACCCTTAGACCCTACCTTACGCATTTTTTCTACAGGCTTACCCTCAGCCTTTTCTTCTTTTATACGTTTTTGTTTTGCATGAATGTTATCGTATAGTCCAACCATTTAAACCTCCATTACTGCACAAATGTCTGCTTCTTGGATGATCTGGTAGTCCTGACCATCAATCTTTTGTGTAGGCCAGTCTAAGTAGTCTCCATTGCCATATTTGATGAGATCACCAACTTGGCATTGGTCAACATCTGGACCTATTGCAACAATCACACCCTCGTTAAAGGGTTCTTTGTTGTCAATGTAAATAATATCAGAGATATTTCTGACGTGTGGCTTAACCACAACACGATCAAACAGAGGTTTTAGCATTTGGCCTTCTCCCTCTTTTTGGACTCGCAACTACTGGTAATTCAATCAGTTTGCGACTCATGGTAGAAAAAACACCTGAATCACATGACTCAGGTGAAGTCTTGGCAACTGCCTCCAAGCTCTTTGCAAATTCTCCACACCATTCATTTTCATGTCTGTTTTGGTAAGTAGGAAATCTTCTACAACTACCTAAATTACTGCCCATGAAATAAACGCATGTCTTACAATTGTTTTCAGCCATCGAGTGCCCTCTCACTTGTTGGTTAGAAAGCCCTTTAGTCCTACATGACTTTAGGGCTTTCGATTTTTACATGTCCTGAACGTGAGGTATACGTTTGTGTTCGTAAACAGTAGCTTCTGATGTGCCACCCTTCATTTCACCCAAACGCCCATCGTGATGACCCATGTGGCTTGCTTCACGCTCACCAATGCCATCAGCCTTACCCATGCCAACTCCACCCATGATAGGCCTTTTACGCTCTCCTGAGGTATCAGAAGACAATGCACCCTTGGGAGCTTTTTCACCTGACATGCCAGTCTTAAAGGTCTCAGTATCCTCTTTAGGAACTCTGACCTTTTTCATGCCAGTCATGTCACTTGATGTAACACCCTTTGGCTCTTTTTCCATTTTTGGATAACCCATTTTTAAATCCTTGCAAGGTTTATGGTATGTATACAGCCTTCATTACCCTTTGAGGCTTACCACTTCTACCATTTCTTCTGTCTCCAGTGTCAATGATGAGCTTCTTCCTCAATAGGGCTTGATACCTAGCTGTAACACTACTATAGGGCAAATGATTCAGTTCTGCAAGCACTTCATCAGAAATACATCCATCTGGATGGCTTCTAATGACCTCCCAGACGATTTTTTCTAGGCTTTTGGTATCTACAGACACAGATGCCTCTTTTGACGTGTCTATGGCATCCTTACGCACCAAGAACTTGGGAATTGTGCCAAAAGCAGGCAAGCCCATCATATTGAATAAGTCCATGTTTCACCTCAAAAAGGAATATTGTCATCTTCAGGAATGTAGTTAGGCCTTGCTTGACGAGGCTTCTGAAAGTCATCTTGTGGCTTTGGATCATTGATGTAAGCCCATCCATCCCAGCCTCCCTCCTTGAGAGGTGTACAGTCCAATTTAAGCATTGGTCCATTCTTGGTTTCAATAACTGATCCAATTCTTGTGTACCTGTTCTTTTTCATGCCCTCAGCATTGGTGTAAGAACCTGTGATTACGCTAATCTCTTTTAATACTTTACTCATTGCATTTGCTCCAAAATTTTAACTTTTTGCTCAACTTCTTCTAAAAACTTAGTAACTTCTAGCTCTAACATCTTTCCATAAACGTTATCAAACTCCAACCTTTCTACAAAGATTTGTAAATTTGGTGTAAATCTTGGATCAAAACTTACGAAATCACACCATTTTCTACCTGTACAAATCATTTGCCACATCATTTGTGGGACATACTTAGTAGGAATCTTTCTGGTAATCAGGGTATCGAGGTGTGTGGCACTGTTTGGGCACTTGATTTCCACGAGACCCTCAGAACCAACCAATCCATCTGGACTAGCACCAGTCATTGCAATTGTTGGATGGTCAATAAAGCCTGTCTCATCCACAAATAGACCACGTTTAAGCTCATAAGCCTGACGTGCTAATGGTTCAGTAGCTGTTCCCCATTCCATTGCAGGGCTTGTATATGACTCTCCCTTGGTATTGGTAATCCTTTCCAATACAAGCTGAGTTGCATAGTTTTCTCTGCTTGCACTTGGACCTGATTTAGTCTTAGCAATAATGTCTGCTACTCTGCTTGCTGTGGCTTTTCCAAGCCTTTGGGCAAACCATGTGGGTGTACCTTGTTCAATCATGTGTTTTTCTCCTTTAGTCATGCTTGTCCCCTTGCTTTAATTGCTTTTTCAACCAAATAATGCACAAATGAATAAATAATAGAAAACAACATAAGTTGACCCAAAGTAATGGGTTGATTTAATATTTCGTTCATTCTTGTCTCTTTATAGCTAATGCAATTCGGGTACGTTCTTGATGAAGAATGTCTAATGTTTTTCTTTGTATTGGCTCTCCTGTGCCTTGCATAACAATTTTGATACATTCCTCATGTTCTTTTTTTGCTATTAGTTTGGCAAATAGTTCTAACATTGAATGAGTAAAACCTATTGGCGAACCATGCTCTGCAAACAAAAAACCTGCTTGTTCAGCCATGTTTATGATTTCTTCTTTAGTCATTGTCATTGCTTTCACATTTCTCACAACTTGGGTGATCTGGGTCTCTGCAATCTGGATGCTTTAACAGCTCCCTTCTGTACCTTTCCTCACTAGCCTCAACAGCACTCCAATAGTCTCTTTCATATTCGTAGTCACTCACTAAAGTCATTCTGTTACCCTACCTTTCATTTCATTCTTGACTGCAATTACTCTGTCTTGGTGTGCTTTGTCACTTTGGCAAGCCTGAAATGCTATTCTGTAACTAGCAACTAATTGCTCTTGATTCTGTGCTTCTTTCATCTTCTCAATCAGTTTGTCTAGCTCCTTGACATTGACATGGCTCACAATCTTGGTCTCAACCTTTCTGCTTGCTTGGTTACCATCGTCATCTTCTGGTGCAATGCCACAGGATGCCATCAGGGAATATCTTCTTGCATACGTCAGAGCTGAAGCATACCCCTGTGGATCATGTTTCACAGCAGGAAAATGCAAAAGCCCACACTCCAACATCTCACCAGACTCATGGACAAATATGGTCTCCACAATCACTCCATCAGCACACTCAAATGTCTTTTGTAGTAAGAAGATGCCATTGTCATTTAAAGCATCTATAACAGCTTCCACACATCCAGCTAGGTCAACGTACCTAGATTTGAAATGAGGGTTTATGGACTGCTTTAAGGCAGGATTAAAGGCCTTTTGAGCTTTGACTAAGGCAGTTGCGATGTTTTTCATAGTTTGTCCATTTCTTCATAAATATTGAGTTCAGTTACAACCATATTGACCACATCGTAAGGCTTGACATATAAGTAATTAGAAACTGCAACCATTGTTTCAATCAATGCGTTTAATGTTGTGCCCATATCTTGACCAATAAATAAAGACATAATCTCGTCATGGAGTTGGTCAGTTGTTTTTTGTTTTACTTTTTTCATTCTCTCTCTCCTAATAATTCTTTTTCTAACCTTTGGATTTCTTCACGTTGAATGTTAATCATCTCGCAAAGTTCCTCAATCTGGCTTTTTAAGTAGCCTAGCTGAAAGTTCAACTTGTTGACTGGGTCATTAACATAGGCTTGTGTTGCTTCTTCAGACTGTCTAATGATTTTGGAGGCATCCATTATGGTCTCCAAATAAACATATCTAACAAAATAACGATCACTGCGATTAGGTATACGCATAATTCAGTCCTTGTAAACATCTTGGGAAGTGGTTTCTCGATGCAAGCCCCATACTCCATAGTATTGTGAAAGGCCTCGTTCAATGTTCTGTGATATTTTTCCATTCAGGTCTCCTGTTACTGTCAATGCTTGATTAATGATGTGATTAGGATAGGGAACGCCAACTCTAACTTGGTCTAGTATCAAGTTGGCTTGTTCTTTAATCATAAGAATTATTAATTTAAAAATGAGTTATCACTAATAGATTCAAGAATACTTATTAAAGCAATGTATTCTCCATAGGCAACAATACGATCAAAATCTGTTCTATCTTTAATTTGATTTGTGCCATTAGTAGAAACAAATTTCCAAGTGTTTTCCATCTTAGTTACTTGTATTTCTAACTCATTGCGTAGTGCTTGTTTACTAAATTTAATCATTTCTAATCTCCTTAATTGTTGTTAGAAGATGAAAGAAACCAAACACCACGATGACGAACATGGTAACGACCAGATTCATTACGAAATAAATCAATAGCTTCATTAAAATCTAAAGCTACACATTGACCTAAAAAGTCTCTGTCTCTATAAACATCAAAATAATGTAATTTCATTTTTGCTTCTTTCTTAAAAGACCCTTATGCAATGTGCTAGGGCATGTATGAACTATAAGCGATCTAATATAGCAAAGCAACAACAATATAATTGACCTTATAGTTTACTAGGTTATTATGTGGCTTATAATGTACACATGGACAAAAATAAATTTATTAAACTTGCTGGCTCACAAGTTGAGCTTGGGCGTATTCTAGGAATAAAGCAATCAGCTATTAGCCAATGGAAAACAGTACCCCAAGCAAGAATTTGGCAATTGAAAGTCTTAAAACCTGAATGGTTTTTGTAAATTCAGGTTATACTTTATTTGGAACAAGGCTAGATGAGGACTGATCCCCTTATCGAAAAGAGACTACAGACCCCTCCTGCCTTTGTTTTCTTCAGGGTCTGACTTTAGGGTCTGTAATGCACTATTACCAGTTTCATATTGGTGACTACAAGTCACATACGCATCATTTAAATGTCATAGAAGATTGTGCTTTACGCAGACTTCTTGACCATTACTACCTCCATGAATCTCCCATAAAGCAACGCAATATTGCTAGACAAATTGGGATGTTGGAATATGAAGCAGAAGTTTTGTCCATTTTGGATGAGTTTTTCATTTCCACAGAAAATGGCTTCGTAAATCCAAGGGCAGATGAGGAAATTGCCAATTACCACTCTAAGGTTGACCAAGCATCTAGAGCTGGGAAAGCATCTGCTCAACGTAGGTTGAACACTCGTTCAACAGAAAGTGAACAGACGTTCAACGCCCGTTCAACGGGCGTTCAACCAACCATTAACCATGAACCATTAACCAAGAACCATATATATAGTGATTTTGAAAAAATACTGAAAACAAAGCGAATACCCTTAACTGACACACTCATAGCATCTATTCAACTTGAGGCTGACAAGGCTAAATGGTCAATCGAGGATGCTTTAAAAGAATGCTGTATTCGAGGATGGTCCACATTTAAGGCAGACTGGGTTATCAAGCCTGACATCATTCACCAGACAGTTCCTAGCAAACAAGGCAGAGACCCAACCCTTATAAAGCTAGAAAATGATGCCAAAAACGCAGTTTCAATGCCTGATGAGATAAAAGCTAAATTTAAGATGATTAAGGGAAAAGTATGAAATTAATATCGACAATTGAACAAGACGAGATTACTAAGAAATTATCACAATCATTTGATTATGAATTTGATGGTTCAGTTTCTTTTCAAGTACCCCTATTTGATGTTCCTGAACAATTTCAAATAGGCTTAATCGTAGGAGCTTCTGGATCAGGCAAGTCTAGTATCCTAAATACGATTGGTAAGGCTTCTAAAATCGAATGGAACAGCTCCAAAGCAATTTGTAGTCATTTTGCTACCTCAGATGAGGCTCAAGACAAATTAAACGCTGTAGGGCTTAATTCAATCCCTTCATGGCTTAAACCTTATCATGTTTTGTCCACAGGAGAAAGGTTTAGGGCAGATTTGTCTAGATCATTGGTTGACAATGCAATCATTGATGAATTTACCAGTGTTGTTGACAGAAATGTAGCCAAGTCTTGCTCTTATGCAATCAATAGGTACATCAGAAAGTCAAACATTCAAAAAATGGTGTTTGCTTCTTGCCATTACGACATCATAGAATGGCTTCAACCAGATTGGGTTTTTGATACCAATACACACCGACTTACAGTCGGAAGGGGGTTAGAAAGGCCATCTTTACAGTTGGAAGTCGTTCCTTGCAATACCGAGGCATGGACAATCTTTTGCAACCATCACTATCTCTCATCAAAGCTCAATAAAGGTTCACGATGTTGGCTCGCAACATGGGAAAACCAAGTTGTTGGATTTGCCTCAGCTATCCCTTTTCCCTCTGGATCACTGAAAAACGCATGGAAAGGCCACAGAACAGTGGTTTTACCTGATTTCCAAGGATTAGGCATTGGTGTACGATTAAGTGATGCAATAGGTCAAATATTTGTAAATGAGGGTTACAGATATTTCAGCAAATCAAGTCATGTCAGATTAGGTGAATATAGAAACAACAGCCCTAAATGGAGACCAACAGCTCACAACATGAAAGACAGAAAACAATACTATAAAAAATTAAACGATATAGCCAATGGCGTATCTACAACTAAAGACTTTTATTCATCTGAATTGCGTAAAAAACATGCTTCAAGGATTTGTTATTGCCATGAATACATCGGAATTTGTTGAACACTATGCAAATTTAGCCCTTAAGCCTGAATGGATTGATTACGTCAGGCATCAGGTTAGGGAAATGGAAAAACACAGAATGTTTACAGGCTTAGGTAAAGCAGTTGCCCAAAGAATTAAGGAAATGAATGTTTCACGTCACATTCAAAGTTGATGGTCCTCCTCATGGCAAAGGCAGACCAAGGTTTGCCAGAATGGGCAATTTTGTCAGAACTTACACTGATGACAAAACCAAGTTTTATGAGGATTTAGTCAGGCTTTCTGCTCAAAAATCAATGGGTATGTCTGAACCTCTTAAAACAGCTTTAGACGCATTTATTTATATCTCCCTGCCTATTCCATCAAGTTACTCTAAAAAACGCACTGAGGCTTGTTTAAGTGGCTTAGAAAAGCCTATTAAGAAGCCAGACATTGATAATGTTGCTAAATCAGTGCTGGATGGGTGCAATGGAGTAATTTTTGTATCAGATTCTCAGATTGTTAATTTACATATCACCAAGACTTATGGTGTTCCTCATGTTGAGGTCTTGATTAGGGAGACAGAATGAATACTTTTTTAATTATTCTGATACTTTTTTTTGGATTATTTTTTGTATTGATGATCTTAATTGCATCATGGGCAGTGATTGAGGAGCTATCCAATGACACCTGAAAGACATGCCCAATATATTTACGACAATGCTACCCAATATGGCTGGGCTAAATCAAACAGAATTGGTGTTGAACTTAAACTAAAAACAGCTAAGGCCATGATTATGAAACAAGTAGCTGAGGAATTTAACCAGATTTCAGCTCAAGAAAGGGAGGCTTTAATTCATCCTGAGTACACCAAGCTAATCAATGATCTGATGCAAGCAGTAGCCATAGAGGAAGAACTCAAGTACAAGTTAGAGGCTTCTAGGCTGTCTATTGACATTTGGAGGACTAGAGAGGCATCTGAGAGACTTGGTATAAGATCACATGAATGATGTATCCTAAAACCCAATATATTCGCTCTAAGCACCTTTTACAGCTCGTTGCGATGATGAATTGCCAAAGGTGTGGGTTTCATTTGGCACAGGCTTGTCACTCAAATTGGCATGGAGGAAAGGGTAGAGGCATCAAGGCTAGCGATAACTATATCGCGGCTCTCTGCCAGACCTGCCACCACGACATCGACCAAGGCCATCTAATGACCAAGCAAGAAAGAATGCACGAATGGTATCAAGCTCACCTAAAGACCTTGCATTTCCTCTTGATCACTGATCAATGGCCTCGCAACATCCCAGTCACTGACCTCTATTTAGCCTTTTCTGAGGCTGGGAATACCTGCTGAAGGCTGACCAGATGGGCTATGACGAGGATGAGCATGGCTCATGTCTGTCTTTTCATGTGCTTTGAGTTCTTTCTCAATCTTCATCACATGTTCTCTCTCTTTTTGCCATTCTTTTTGAACAACATAATGTGAATCATTGTCTTTTTTAGACTCACCACGAGTGACTTTAAAGTTTGTTGCCATAATTATCCTAAAACGCTGAGTGCGTGTTTTGTTAAAGAAATCCTATCCTCAAGGCCAATTGTTCCACCATTGATTCTCTTAGTCAAACCTACCCAATCTTCCCTTTCAGCAAAGGCATTGCATCCATGTGTTGACCAAAACCAACCAGCACTAAGGCTTGCATACATGGGAGTTGCTACCAAGTCAGGGTTTTGAACTATGTCCTTTTGGATAGATTGTCCACAGTGATAATAGTTGTCGTGACCAGTCAGTTGAATTAAGCCTCTGCCATGAAAACGCCACCCATCACCTGATGCTTCATCCCTATTGCCCATTCGCTTTTGGTATATCCTGTTAGCAATCATCTCTGGGTGATGTGCGTACTTCTGTAGCTCCTCAGAATCTTTAAAATGATGAGCAAATAACTTAGCAAGCGTTTCAGGCCTATAGTTAAGATTCTCTTGTAACGCCTTAAAGTGATTGGATTCATGGGCACATTGTCCTATAAAGGCTGATTGTTGTTTAGTGTCACTGATTCCAAATGCTGTAAACGTAGTAGTCAATGGCTCTGACCACTCAATACCTATTCCTAGAGCATGGAGCTTCTCAGGGCTTAACATTGACCATCTCCCTTACTTTTTGGTAGGTGTCGATACAGGCATTGAGCTGAGTGATTGCTGTGTCTCCTTCTGTTGCGATGGAGACAATATCTTTAATAACCTGTCTGTCAGATTGGCTGTCATTGGCTGAATCTCCTCTGGCAGTGGAGGCATCTGTACTGGCTTGTATGGCACAACTGGAGGGGAGGTGCAACTCACCAGAGTCAATACGAGCATTAATAGTAGATTGCTTGGTTTTAACGTCATTTTTAGCCTTCAAAAGTGCAATAGTCGTTTGTGTAATTTTCTTATTTAAATCTACTTCTTTTGCTCTAGCTTCTTCATTAAGTCTTGCAATTTCTGCTTGATCTTCTGCCACTCGTTCTTGATAGCCTGAATGATGTCCATAGAAATAAACTCCTAAAACAGTGCAAATAGCACCAATGATGAACCAAGGATTAAATAACATGACTTGCCCTTGCTTGTGACATTCTTTCTCTTTCCTCATCTGACTCTAGCACAGGAAGACCTGATGGAGGAGGAGGAGGTGTCCATGCCTGATTTGGGTCAATGCTAAAACCAGATGTCGAATTATTGAAACTCATAGGTTGACTATAAGGTGAACCATAAGGTTGACCCATAGGTTGACCCATGCAAGGGTTAAAAGGCATTGGAGGAGGACTAGGAGGCACACTAGACTTGCCTGTAAGGACCAAGCTCACTACTGTGAATATCTGTGCCATAGCCATAGAAAGAATGGCTAGGATAGCCTTGTCAGCAGGAGCTTCAGTAAACAAAGGCTGTTCAATAAAAACAATACTGTATGAAAACAGCACTGTTACGAGGACAAGAATAAAACAAAACGTCTTTAGGATAAACGCTTTGGTTTCAATGTCTACTTGTTCAGGGGTTTTGTGTGCCATTTTTTGGTTTGTTGAAAAATTCTGGGCAATTTTGCGATGCAACACAAAGGGGAGGCTTGCAATCCTCTTGCTCCCAATTCTTAGGGTCTTGGCAATGGTATCTATATCTATCTTCACAAGACACCAACAAAAGAGTTAAAAGTAACCACTTCATTTTCCTTCAATCCTTGCTAAAGCCTTATTCACCCTAATTTCCATCATTTTGATGTCAATGTACATCCAAGACAAAATTGGAATAAACAAAAGAATGACCACCATCAAAATCACGACAACATAGACGAAAAACGTACGATCATCATCATTACCCATACCCATCCTATCATCAGAGCTGTCAGAGTTATAGCTATTGCCTTGTCCTGAATTTCCTCTTGACGTTGACGTTTTTGCCATGCTATTTTCTTTTTCTTGTCTAACTCTGCCTTTCTAGCCAATGCTTGTTGATTAGCAATATGACCTACCATTTTGTTAACCCTCGAATAAAGGTCTTTCATTTCCTCTGGTACATGGTAGACCATGTACTCCCTCATCTCCTCATTCAACTTTTCCATCTGCAAGTTAGCAATAACTAGCTTGATTGCAATGTCTTGTCCTTCTTCACCACTAGCTGTTAATGCAATTTCCTCTTGTTCCTTAGCATAAGCCTTTAAACCATTGTAGGCATGAAAAAACTTAGTCAAAGCATCAGCAACTTGAGCATAAATTTGATTTTCATCAAAATCTGCTTTTTTCTTTTTGCCAGCATTTAAAGGCTTTTTTTGTACATTTTGTGCAATTTCTGGTTTTATTTTCTTGTTAAAACCAAAAATATTACCAAAAAATGCCCAGATGCCTTTTGCATCTTTTTGAATGCCTTTTACATCCTTGACAACTCCATCAATCTCTTTTTTGGCATCGACAACAAATTGTCTGCCTTCCTTGTACATTTCGCATGACTCTTTAACGAGTTTGAATGCTGAAGTGGCAAGGGCAACAAGAGTAAATGGATCAATTTTTTACCCCCTAGTAATCAAATGAATCAAGAGTCCAATGATTGCACCAGCTCCTCCTATGAGGATGCCTTCTAGACGCTTTAAACGTGCGTTAACGCCACGCATTTCCTTTTCAATGCCTTCATACCTTACAGCACAGATATCAATGTGTGAGTCGATTTTGCTCTCCACCTCAGCTAGGCTCATCATAAGCCTCTTAAGAATGCAATTGAAAAGGTTGTGTCAGCTACTGTGCTTGGAGTGGTGCTCAGTGATCCACCAGAAGACTGGGCAACAACACCTTGGATGTAATCAGTTGATCCATTGCATTTAACAATGGTTGAGCAGACTGGGGTGCTTCCCAAGGCTGAGGAGGCCGCGACGTTATAGTCCACCAACGTGCTCCCATTCTGCAATACCCCACACCCTACCTGATACCCAGCACTGGTGCTTGAAATGGTGCAACTCACGTTCACTTGGTAATACCCTGCCACATTAGGTGTGTAGCAATAATTTGACTGTACCCAAATGCTATTAGTGTCATAGTTCACTGTCTCATACTGGATAACAGTCACTGTTGAACTAGGGATCGACTGAGCTGTGATTTGGTGAACAAATGCTACAGGAGGACTTGCAACACCTGTGCCTCCACTTGTTCTACCTAAAACACCTGAAAATGAGACATTAGGAGTTGTTCCAGTAGTCACAGAAATGGGTGATGTTCCAGTCACTGATGAGACTGCTGTGGTGTTTCCATAATAGCTAGATAGACCAGCAATGTTGTCATAAGTGCCAATCAGGTTTGATGA